TCAAAAAAATAAAAAAAGAAGACAACTAGTCGTTGACTAGTTCTCTTCTTCTTGTCCTAATTGAAGTTTAAGCCGTAACAGCCCGTAGGCATACCGGACTCATCCTTTCTTAAGGACCCTGGGGAAGCCAGGTCTTTCCGTTCTGGAGCAGCTTGGCGGACCGCCATTGATACTATAACGACTACGTCGTCTTGTTCTTCAGGTAATCCTTCCACCTCACCATAAACGGTGCGATACATTTGTAACCCATTGTCTTCACCGAATAACTCGGACGTTTCAGCTCGACGAGCTTGTACACCAGAGAACGGAACTTCGACTACTAACTCATCTGTTTCCTTATTGTAAACTTTTACAGTGTGTTTACCACACATGTTTACATACGTTTTCGCACCATGTTTAACTGTCAATAATTCTACCATTGTTATTTACCTCCTATTAAATAAATTACGCTAACAAGAAATCCTTGTTAGCGTCGATCCATTCTTTGACTTCGTCAATACCGAATAATAATTCAGTATCGAGGATAGATTCACCCATCTTGAACGTGCATGCGTCATACGCATTTGGTTTCACATCCAAGCGGTTGATAGAAATCGCTTTGGTGAAGTGATTATCGTACACCTTTGAGTCGAATAACCAGAGAGTATCGTGTGGACCCTTTACATCCACATGACACTTCTCACCGAATACTTCTTCCAAGTAAGCGTTTACTTCTGCATCAAAATTCTTCATGTTTAGTTCTCCTTTATATGAATCAATTGATATCTTTATACAGAAATATAATATATACTCAATACCCATCGCTATTACAGATTAAGATGGTAAAAAAAGAACGGGTATACCGTTCTTTTATCCTAAGAAGTCTTTATGGTTCTCACACCATTCTTGGACTTCTTCAATACTGAATAGATTTTCAGGTTCGCTTACATATCCCTTTTCCATATCTACCGCAGCACATTCATATCGATCTGGTCGATAATCTAATCGAATAATAGATAATGAACGTCTTGTGTTAATGGATAGGATACGAGCATCAAACAACCATGGTAAATGTTTCCCTCGGTTGATAGTTACGTATCCTTGTTTAGCGAATTCATCAATCCATACGTTTAGTTCTGCGTCGTTTCGTTTCATATTCATTCATCCTTTATGTCACAAACTACAAAATAGTAGAACTATTGAGTATATCTATGAATACCCTATATGATAAGAATAGAAGGAAGCGGACGGAGGCTAGTCCAGTTTATTCTATGATATGTATATATCATAAGAAATACTTTCCCTCAATAGTTCTTCCCATATATAATATATAAATTGAAAAAGAATAGAGATATGCATTACGCATATCTCTATTTCTATTATTCACCAGCAATAATACCAGTTACTTTGTAGATCATGTCGCCTTCTTTGTTTTCTAACGTATCGGCGTTTTCACCATATTTGATGGCAGTCATTTGGCCTTTTTTAGCCAAGGCATTCATTTTTTCTTCAGTCAATGTATTCAATACAGCCATGTTAGCATGAGTATGGTCATTAGCAACCATAGCATCAATGTCATCTTTGCTGCTCGTATACATACCGTTGATATGATCTGGATGAACCACATAGTCCATCAATTGAGCTTTGGAAACAGTTTCAAATGTTTTAGCTTCTGGAGTACCAGTTACTTTAACAATTTCCCAACCTTCATGACGAGCAGCTACGTCGTCATTATCTTGAGCGTCAAGAACCATTACCATTTCACCAACTTTTACGTTGGTAGCAGCTTTCAATGCTGCGAAGTTAGCATAGTCACGAAGACCTACACCTTTAGTACCTAACATTGCATCAGGTACTAAGCCTTTTTCATCAAGAACAAGGGCTTTGTTCAACACGTTAGCACGTTGGTCAGCTGTTAGATGAATATCAGCATTGGCAAAGTGTGCACGTGTTGCTTCGTTATCTTGCAAACCGTCAACTGTTGTTTGAGGATAATATACGTGGTATTGATTATCAGACTCGAGTCGGCGGATTACAATCTTTTTAATATCATTAGCCATTTACTATGCTCCTTATTTAAAAACATAAATGTGGAATTAGCTATTTGCATTATATAAATGTTAAATAGTCAGTAGGTAAAAGCACAAAAAAAAAAGAAACCCGAAGGTTTCTTTTTTATCTTAAAGAGCTGCGTTTAAACGACGAGCTTCTTTAAGAATTTGGGCCACCTTGCGGTGTTTACCCATCATGCGGTAACCCGCAATGATTGTCATTAAATTACTTGGTGTGGCTGTTATCTCAAAAGAGATTTCGCCATTGGCGAACTCTTCTGTTAAATAGTTATCTTCCCCATTGAATACGGGGTTTTTATAACCAAGAGCCTTCGCATAGTTTACTGCCATCTTCTTACCGAGACGCTCTAGGTGCCAATTACAAAAGGCTTCATCGCGGTCAATCAATTCATACTTTAATGCGCGCAGTAATAAGCGTTCTGTTTCGTTTGTTGGTATAGCCATAACAATGTTAAACATTTCATCTTCGAATCTTTGTACAGTTTTAAGTCTCATTTTAGTTCTCCTTTAATTTTACTATTATAAATACTTTTTAGAAACTATTAGTAAGGCATGTCATTAATGAACATACCCAAAATAAGTGCAACTGCGATTACAGGCACTTCTAAACATGTAAACCATTTTGGTTGCTGTTTACCAGCGCCGAAAATAAACAAACTAATGGCAGCCATCAGCATAGCTACCGTCATAATCACATCTGAAATACTAAACATTTTTTAATCTCCTTTAAATTGATAAATATCTCTTTTGAATAGTTCTATAGGATCTTTTCCCATTTAATCTTTTATTCCTATCTCTATTCATGATTATAATATATACTTAATATACGTGAAAATACGGATAAATGTGGATATACTCATATGAGTATATCCACTTAGTTTTATCTTATAGAGCAGGCAATACAATCCAACCTTTATTAGTTGCTACTGCACGTTCCGTAGCAGTTAATTTAGTAATACCTGGAGTGCCGATTAGATTGATTACTTTGTTAGTTGTAATAGCTGGTAAGCTATCGAATAAACGACGGATACAATCCAAATCGAGTTTAGTATTTTCTAAAGAAATAGAGCAAGTTAATGTATTTGGTTTGAAAGAGATTTCAGATAGGCTGAAGCATTCGTTGAATGTTTTCAATAGACCTTCATCTGTTGTTACACCGGATACATCAAGTTCAGGAAGACTTTCCAAAGAACGGCAACCATTGAACATTTGGCTCATATCAGCAATAGAACCAGTATTCTTTAATGCTAATATTTTCTTTAAGGATTCACAACCAGAGAACATACCTGCTATAGTTGTAGCAGATTTGAAATCAAGTTCTGGACCATATTTCAATTTCTTACAGTTGTAGAACATGGAATCGAATGTTTTACCTTTAAAGGAATAGAAAGGGGGTACCTCACGAAGAGAACCACATTCGAAGAACATGCCTGTGAAGTCAGTTACGTTACGAGTATCGTATTGGTTAACCACTTCTAAGTTAGAACAACGATAGAACATACGACGCATTACTTTCGTTTTATTCGTACGAAGTAATGGAGATGTTACCATACCAGATTGGTCACGGTATTTTTCATAGCATGTATCAGTAGCTTCTTCTACCGCTTTATCATGCCACCAAGATTGACCAATGGATGGTTTATACCAGAAGTCGCCAGTACGCATATCACGACCGATACCCACTGGTTTTTCTACAGCGCCCACATAGATTTGAACGATATTGGAATCTTCACCAACACGTTTACCTTTATGTGAGAAGTATTCATGGTCGAATACACTATCTGCGTTAGATTGACCTAAGGAGTGTAATGCTGCTAAATCACGATGGATATGAGCGTTACGTACCATGTCATCAATCGCAGATGGAACGGATTGAGGGTGGTTTTTTACATTTGTCCAGTGCATATCCAATTCAATGGATTCTTGCTCAGAGACTTTTTCCCAACCTCTAGTAAGATCTTCGAAATGAGGATCTTTCGTACGACGATAAACTGCCCATCCTGTATCAACGGATGGGTCACTAGTAGCATCCAATACCATAACTAGTTTACCAGTTTGTGCTTTGGATTCTAATAGGAGGTCAGCAATTGTGTCATACTCTTTATTGATCGCTAAGAGTTCTTTCTTAATGTGATCATTACCTAAATAGTTACCTTCTTCAAGGAGTACATAACCATTTGGTCGGTTAACATTGTTTATTAAACGACGTTCTGTCGAATAGATATGCGACAAGAAGTCGGTACAATGTTCTTTGAGCGTGATGTCTGTCGCCATAACTTGGTCAGCAGTGGTCTTAGGATATAGAATCTTGTAAGAACCATCGTCCTGACGAATCATCATGGTGAAGACGCGTTCAAGCATATAATTGCTCATTGAAACACTCTCCTTTTCATATATATGAATGGTAAATTGAGATTGTTAAAATATTAATATAATGTTAGGATATGGGGATATAGGTAAAAAAAAGAAACCTCATATGAGGTTTCTTTTATATCTTAGATATACAATGATTTTGTGGAAGTCATTGTATTGGATTGGTGATAATACACGCAATCGAATTTGTCCGTATCGCCATTTACAAAGAAGTATTTGACTAGTAATAAGCTTATCAAAATTCGAATTTTTAGATTATCGGACAACTCGCATTCCGTATAATCTTCCATTCTCTTGATAAGTTTAACATTCGCTTTCCCCCCTTCTTTAGTGAACTCGATAGCAACAGTGTTTGAAGTGACTGATGTTTCGAATTTGTTGATATCAATATCTTCAATTTCAGCAATTCGTTTTATATTAACAGATGAAATATCTTTAATACTTCTATATTCACTTTCATATGAATGTTTTGCTATTTCTAGCATGTACTCTAACGCTTCATTGACAGGTGAAGTGAGTTTATCAACTACTGCACATAGCAACGCCATCGCCACAGTCGATTCATAGTAATCATTTTTACTGTCAATTTTATTAACAGTAATTGGAAGATTTTCTTGTGATACCAACGCTTTATCAACGTTAATAGCATAGTACATTGCTTTTAATGAATACACTATAGCGATTCTTTTAAATTTGTTTACTTCACCGCTCATGGTGTAAAGTTCACACATTAGTAGACTTGGTTGCTTTTGGAAAAATCGGATGTATTTAACCGGAAGATTGGCTTTCTCGATACAGTTTAATACATCTACATAGATATCATTCAAATAATTCTCAAATACACGTTCCATAATTTAAAATCTCCTTTTTATAAAAATAAGTAAAGGAATAGATACCCTATGTATCTATTCCTTATAATAATATATATTTAAGAGACGTTAAAATACGAAAAAAAGAACCCCGTAGGGTTCCTTTTTTCTTATTCTCTATCTAAAGTGAATAAAGAGCGTTCAACACCAAGTGTTTTGGAATCTGGATAGTATACACACCCAAATCCATTAGAGGTATCGGCTTCTAAGAAATACTTAGCATATAGATACCCAATCGCTACACGTACTTTTAAGCCAGTTGTGTATTTTTCACATGGTCTAACCATATCTGTTATACGGGTAGCAATATCCACAACTACTTTATTTGTGATATCTTTTCTAAATGTAATTGTGCTTGTATTTGAACATACGTTATCATAAATAGCACCTAAATCAATATCTTCATACTCTAAGATATTTGGAAGATCAGAGCTTCCGATGTTAAGTAACTCTTTATACATAGATGGGTAATTTGCCATAGACATTTCAATCATATCTTCCAATAGTTCATAGATTGCATAATCAAAGTTAATTTCATATGCACGATAGACCAATTCCAGTGCTACAATTTCATCTGCATCGTCAATATCTAAATCGATAGAACATGCAGTGGATGGAATGTCATCTGGACTAAATGTGTCATCGCCTTCACGTACCACATAGTAATTACTATTAGCGGAGAATATGAAATCTACTTGTTGACAACGATCTTGTTCGATATCCACTAAGTCATAGATATGGCAGATAATACGTTCCGGATCTTTCTTGTAAGAAATAGATAATGCCAAAACATTGCGTTTTGGATTAGTTAATTCTTTCATAATACGAAGATACACTTGAGTTAAAGTTTCATTTTTTGATTTAAAGTTCATTTTGAACCTCCTGAAATAGAATAAAAAATATAAAATAGTTTTAGATGTTCTCCTCTTTTCATCTATTACTATAATATATATTCATATTTCAGGATAAAAGAATACGGGATAGGGTCGAATTTCCCTATCCCGTATTCTATGTTAAGATTAATCCTTTTGTGCTCGGATCTTTTCAGCAAACCGTTCTTCTAATTGTTTTAAGAATCCAGTGGATGCCACCAACAAGAAGATGTAAATACGGTTTCTGATCTTAACATGATAGCTTTCAGTTGTTTCAATTTCAGCTTGGAGTTGTTTAATCAACTCCCCTTTACGAGCTTCCAAGAAAACAACAGCTTCATCCCGAATCATTGCTACTGCTTGCTCAGTGATTTCATCAACCATAGAGTCTGCAGTTTCTTTCAATGCTTCTTGGAATGCCGCTTGTATGTTACCCTTGTCAAGAAATTTTGCAAGGTCTTTTGTATTAGCCATAAGTAAATACCATCCTTTCAAACAAAAATTTTGATATTTACATAAATGTTAATGTTCTTCGTATAACTTTTTATACAAAAAAGTCTTGACAAGATTCTCCGACAATAGTATAATGATTTTATGGTTTTTATTTAAAGAAAGGAAGTGGATCTATGTTTGAAGAGATCACAAACTTTTTCACTGCCCTTACTGGCGATTTCAGTAAGACAGAAATCATTACTATCGTTGCAATCCTAGCGATTCTTTACCTATTAGCTTTTGTAGCTAAGAAAGTAGCTTTCGTTGTTTATAATAGAAGCAAAAATGAAGTTATCGTATCCATTATGGAACGTTTCATTTGTAGTTTAGATGAATTTGCCGATAATATGACAAATGCTGACAAACGTGCTGCGGCTGTTGATAAACTCCAAAGTTTACTATCTTACCGAGTGATCCGTTTACCTCGTTTCGTACTTGGTTGGATCATTGATATGCAAGTGGCTGAAATTCGTCGCTTACAAGCTGAAAGTGAAAAAGACACAGATTTACACAAAGGTTAATCTGATACTGAAAGGGTTGAGGTAGCGTGGCTAAAATAAAACAAGCATTTCTATATTACCGTGCTAGAACTCAAACTGTAATTGGTGTTGCTTTGTTAGCGATCTTAGCCGCTGTATCAGTATTTCACTTCTTCTTATTTAATACGGAAATGGACACGCTTCGTGAACGTATCGTTCAGAATGACCAAACCTATACCGATATTAAATGGAAAGTGATTGACGCTTCTCTCCGTAATGCAGACTTCTTGGCAGATGTAACTGCCAAGAATGTCTCTGAGAGTATCGTGGCTGATATTGAACGGCAATATCCTAATAAAGAAGTGCTACGCAATGAGCTAGAACAAACAAAGGAGTTAAGTCCTAAGTTTGCCGAGATTCTTGTTAGTAATATAGAAAACCGTTATTTATTTAATATAGATAATTATGATAATAGTCTCTTTGTCATGGAACGCAGTCGTGTCATTTCTGATATGAATCCAAATGCCGCCGACTTAGGGAAAGATATTGATGGTGCTATCATTGATAAGGAATATAATCCTATATTATATAGACGTGCAATGGACGCCATCGTTCGACAACATGATAGTTCTAAACTCATCTTCTATGAACCATCTCCAAACTCAAATCCAGATCACTTAATCATCAGTGAAATGAAATTGAGTGCCTTACATGATGTATACATTAAAGAAGGAATGGAAGGACTATCATCTTATGTGTTCTTAGCCCCTTATTACATTACAAACAAAGGGGATATTTTTGGTACACCTGATTATAATCACAAAGGGTTTACCAATAACCATAAATTCATCGTAATCCAACGATTTAACATTACTGATATTATGCAGTCTGTACATCCTGGATTACTCGACTCAATCGACAAAGAACGAGACGCAATTGATCGCGATATTCAAAATCAAATGAGTTTCAAAGCGGTTACATACCTAGCGACACTAGGTGTTAACATCCTTGCTCTATTCTGCGTGATATTCTTCTTGAGTGCTACACACAGAAAGAATCGGTATCCGAGATGGGAGCAATTCTCTGAGAGAGAACAATAATTGAATACGTTAGTTAAGATAAGTAGGTGATATAGCTGTGGATCATGAGTTAGTACTCAATGTGCTCGGATTTGACGTTTTTTATATCATCGAAATTATTGGTTACTTTTTATTTGCATTGATTGGGTCGTGTTTAAAGGAAGTATATCTTTATCGAATTAGGCAGACGACGACACATAAGGGGAGAATGATTCGTATCATTATCGGCACTATTGTGGCGACTTTTTTATCGCTTGCTTTTAAAGATCTATTCCTCACTGACCGAGGGACATGGAAGGTGATGTCTTTCATTAGCTTCCTCTTTGGGGTTCTTGGGTTCGATTTGTTTGGTAAACTCTCTTCTATCGACGGGATCAAAGATCTTGCTAGAGATATTCGAGATGTCAAGCATATCGTAACACATGATGACGAAGGGGATTCCCCAAATCATAATAAAGAGAAGCCTGATATCACTGATGAAACTATTAAGAAATAACTTTTATATGATCAGACCATAGTAGCAATACTATGGTCTTTATTTAGTCAAAAAAAAAGAATACCCGAAGGTATTCTTTTCTTCTTATTCCTTAATAGACACCGTATCACCAGCGTCTCTAAGTTGTTCGTAACGTTTCAAAGTCGTTACAACTTTGATTGTTTCTCCTACACGTGGTTCTTTGATACCACGGAACGAGGAAGATTCATACATCACTTTGGATGTATCATATCTATCAGAAGAGAACTTCTCAGCGATACCATATGGTGTATCTCCAGCTTGTACTTTATATTGTACCAATACACCGCGGTCAGGACCATAGCAATCCTGATACAAATCGTTACCTAAGTAACCAACCACTAATACTAGACCAATAACAACTAAAATTCCCATAACTTTGTTCATAATGATATCCTCCCATTAGATATTAATATAAAAAGAAACAAGTAGGTAGAGATTACCTATCTAATTAAAACTTAGCTAGTTGACAATAATGCAATCTATCCTAACTAAGAATGGAAATGAATCAATGACTAATGATCAAAAATCAGTTTGGTAATGATCGTCGCCAAAACATTAACGATTACAGAGAACGTAACCTTTAATGCTAGACAAAAGATCAATTTCATTGAAATCTCTTTCATCTTAATTCCTTTCCGATAGGTAATCTCTATCTATAAAGATAATATATATTTATAGAAATGAGAACTTACGGTAAAAAAAGAAGATACATCCTTTCGGGTGTATCTTCTTCTTCGTTTATCTTGTAAGTTTGATAAACTCGTTATGACAGTTTACATCGGTCCATTCACGTTGAATGAAACCGTTCTCAGTAGCATACCAACTATTAATGGTATCGTTTTCGAACGTTTTCAAGATATCAAATAGACGAGCTTTACAAGACTTATCATTGATAGGGCATAGAATCTCGATTCGTTTATCTAGGTTGCGAGTTAACATATCCGCAGAGGATATATATACTCTATCTTTACCTTTAGAAACGAAGCCATAGATTCGACTATGTTCTAGGAATCGACCAACTACGGACTTGATTGTCACGTTAGTATAACGGTCTAATGCAGGTAGTGAACAGATACCCCGTACAGTTATATGCCATTGGCATGTCGGATAGCGTTCAATCAATTTCTCCATTGTAGCAACCATGGATACGTCACTTAGGGAGTTGATTTTGATGTAAATATGTGATGGATCCTCAATGGAACTCTCTTCACAACAACGTGTCATCTCATCGACTAGTGTAGGACGTAAGGTGTATGGAGAATACTTAATCCGTTTCAATTCATCGGGTTTAGAGAATCCAGTGATCATATTAAATAAGGATGATAAGTCATGACCGATTGCTCGGTTAGATGTTAGATAACTAATGTCAGTATAGATGTTAGCTGTCTTTTCATTATAGTTACCAGTACCTACGTGAGAGTATGTTACAATACCTTTCTTTGTAGCCTTGGTAACGATACACATTTTGCAATGTGTTTTAAGACCTTCTAAGGAATAGACGATGTTACAGCCAGATTGATTCAACTTGTTGATTAAGTTGATATTTTGACGTTCATCGAATCGAGCAAGTAATTCAAGCATCACTGTTACTTTCTTACCACTCATTGCAGCATTACATAATGCTTGAATGATTGGAGATTTCTCAGAGCTTACTCGATACAATGTTTGTTTAATACTAATTACATCTGGATCATTAGAAGCTTCTTGAATGAATCCAACTACGGTATCATATGAATGATATGGATGATGTAGAATCAAATCATCGTCATCTAAGTAATCAAAGATACTAGTTTCATCGATCAATTCACTAGGAAGCTTTGGTTTGAAAGACTTCCACTCCACATCACCTTCGATATCCACTTTACGGAATGGTTTTGCTTTTAGATATTGATGAGCAATGGTACGTAAACCAACAGTCTTGGTATTAATGGAGTATACATGTTTCCGTTCCACTTTCAATAACTTTGTCAATTTCTTTAACAAAGAAGAGGATGTGGATAGGTCTTCATGGTCCATCTCAACATCAAGGAATATGACATTATTCTCTTCTCGTTTGACCAATACGTTGTTTACACGGTCAATGATTGATATATTATCATCGTGATCCACTTCGGTATCACATTCTTTAATGACTTTAAAGAGAATGTAACTTTCAATAATAGAGTTATTGAAAATCTCATCAAACATAGAACGTACAATATCTTCTACGAAGTAATAGTGTTTACCCATACGGATTGTACGAGGGATTTGATGAGGGATTTGTAAGAAGCAATACGTGGATTTCACACCTTCTTGATTAGATGCTAGCTTAATGAAGAAGTTCACATCGTTATCATTAAACTTAGGAACTTCCTTATTGGATCCTAGAGAAATAGGTGTCAGAATTGGAAATATTTCATGTTTGAAATATCGTTTTAACTTATCGGTGAGTTTGAATCGTTCATCCCCATATCGAACGATAGAGTTACTCATTCGTTCAGGGATTCCTTTGTTCACATATGTATTAATCTTCTCACGCTGTTCGGCGATACGACTTAATACTTTACGATAGGTTGCATTCAATTCATCGCTTTCGGAACGTTCCATATCATGGAATAATCCAGAGAAACGAACAGAGATAAATTCATCTAAGTTAGATGCCGCAATTCCTAAGAATGTTAATCGGTCATGGAACGGTACATCGGTTCGATTATACTGAGCAATGACACGGTCATTAAAATCTAACCAAGATAATTCTCGGTTAATAAATAGAGCGACAGGCGTTTCAATCTCAATAGGAACATTCACTGTCAACTTAACTTCATTACTATCTACTGCTTGTTCTAATACAGTAGTAGCAATACCTGCGTAGTCACTTGCCATATTGATTACGTCTTTAACTTTGTCTTTTAATGTTTTTTCGTTTTCCATAATAATCTCCTTTATAATACATAAAAATAACTAATGAATTACTTACATATATAATGTATATTTGAGTTTTGATTAGTTATCATGATAACTATATTTTTTAGTAAAGTGAGGTATCTCAGATGGGTCTATTAGACAAGCTTGCTAAGGCATTCGGTTTCAAATCCGATGAAGATTTGAAAAAGAAGCAAGAGCAAGAAGAAAAGAAAGAGGCTAGTAAAAAGGAATCCGTTGATAAGTATCACGAAGAATGTAACTTCGATTGGGAGCATGCTCTCAAAGGTCGTAAACCAGTGATGTCTATTGATGCATTCCATGTAGGTAAAGCAGAATACAATACATTACTTATGATTGCTAAAGCAAACAAATTCAGCTTTGAAGATGAGTACTTCCAATATGTAGAGGGTGAATCCGAAGAAATCACTGAAGATAACGAACGGTATAAATCCCTTCTTAAACGCTTTACCCCTGGTACATCCGGTATTGTATGTAATACTGGTTGGGGTAATATGTGGGTATTGAATTGGAAAGAAAAGAAATTCTTCTATTTTGATCATGAAGATTTCACATACGAAGAGGCGTGGACTGAGAATGGTAAAACATATGAACAGTTCATGACTCGTTGTAAGAGTGACCATGATAGTTACGTAGAAAGGTGTTGTAAATAATGGGATTATTAGATAAAATCAAAAAAGTATTCAAAGGTAAAGGTAAGAATAATAAACCGTCTTACAATCCAGAACAAATGAAATGGGCTCAAGTTGCTTACGAACAAGCGTTGAAACGTAAAGAACCATTCGTAAATCATGAAGCTGCCGGTGCAGGTGAATTGAACGAAAAAGTGTTATTGATGCTTGCTAAAGCCAACAAGTTTGATATTGAAGAAGCTGCTGGTGATGATATCGACAGCGAAGCTCCATTATCTGCTGAAGAAGAAAAAGCTTGGGCTGCTATGAAGAAACGTTTTGCTTCCGCTAATGCAGGTGAAGTATTAGGATATGAAGAATCCATGGCTTACTACATCTATAACTGGAAAGAAAAACGTGTCTATGAATTGGACTATTACTTTGGTCCTAGAAAGACTATGGCTCAATTATCTAAAGAAGGAGCTAGTGTAGAATCCTTCATTAAAAGCTGTAAAGAAGCCTATCGCTTCATCTCTACAGAAGACGATAAATAATCAAAAAAAAAAATGAGAGTTAGCGGTCGCTAACTCTCTTTCTATTATGAGATATGATTCTCATAATAGAACTTTTTATATTTTTCATAGTTCACTTTATCCTGATCGGATAAACCTTTCTTGTATCCGATCCGATAGCAGATATACCCGATGATAATAAACATCGGGATTACAATAAGTAATAATACTACAGTCATGAATGTAAATAAACTTGCCATTTCAAATTCTCCTTTATATAAATGAATACTGTATTTATTCAAGATAATAATATATGTTTCTATCAATCGAGTTTACGATAGACAAAAGAAAACCCCTATACTGGAAGAACCAGTATAGGGATTGTTTAGTTGAAAATTAGATTTCAGTAGTGCCAGTAGTTTGGTACCAGAAGTCGCCAACTTTCAAGGATTCGATAGCAGGTTGTTCAGCTTGAACTACGAATTTAGTTACGTCTTCAGCCATTGCAACTGGAAGACCATCGTAGCAAAGAACGCCATCTTGTTCGGACAATTTGTCCAATACCGCTTTGTTAGCATGTGTATGGCTGTTAGTTACAGCAGCGTCGATTGCGGAAACAGTGGACGTTGGTTTGTCTTTAAGATTTTCCCAAGAAACAACTACGTCAAGAGATTCTTTTTCCGCGATTTTTTGCCAAGATGCTAAGTCAGTTAAGTCAGTAGCATTTGTCAAACGACGATAAATAGCCCAACCAGCTTCAACAGTAGGATCTTCGGATGCATCAGTAACCATTACTAATTCACCAGCGTAGATTTTGTTGATGTCAGCAGCTTTCATTGCAGTAATATTAGCAAATTCAGTGTTAATAGCCAATACGGAAGGGTTAATATTTTTGGAAGGAATGAAACCGTTTTCATCCAATACCGCGAAACCATTAGCTTGACCAGCTTTGGATAAACGTTCACGTTCTTCAGCAGTCAAGTGTTTGGATGTATCAGCGATATGGTCAGCTACAGTAGTAGTGTCATCGATGAATACTTGAGAAGCGATGGTTTTAGGATAGAATGTATCATAACCACCAGTAGCATTCTTTTGCATCATCGTAATAAGATGTTTTGTTTCAGCCATTTATGGGCCTCCTTTATAAAAACATTTCTATCGAAATTATATCGATGATTAAAATTTGTAATTAACTATTTGTTATGATTTTCTCCCATATGCTCTAAAGGAGTTTTTCTAAATGGACTTTGGTATAATTCCATCCATATAGTATAGCTTCTTGATTATCTCCGTAGAAATAGTGAAGCTCTTTAGGTTTAGCATCTTTAACCACAATCTTACCAGTTACTTTTAGTGTAACAGGTTCAGTCACCCACACTTCGTGAGTATGGGTGACATCAGGAACCTGTTTCTTAGTAGGTACCTTAATAGAAGTTGGTTTCTTAACAGGTTCATGTATATAGAAGATTTTACCTTTGATGTTTTGAGATAGAGCAATCAAACATCCGTCAATAGATGTTGAAAAGCATACTCGTTTGGTAGTATTATCTTCATATCCATGTTTAGTTAAAAAGTTTTGTGGCACTCTTGGTTCAAGAGTTATAGCGTCCATTCGGTGTTCAGATATAAAGTATATTTTACTCATATTATCGTGCCGGGATAGAGATATCAATATCTTCGAAATGAGGTACGCCAGCTGGAAGTGCTTCGTTGTAGTCTAAGAAATGTACCTTACGGCTTGCACCTACAGTAGCGGCTTCAATTTTAGAGTTAATATCGTTTATCAATTCTTCAGGCATAGCAGATTTATCGCAACGAACGATAACATGTCTTAATTTTTGACATTCGTTAGCAAGAAGTCCTCTATATCCTAAGAATCTATATACGCTATCATTAGCTTTACCCGGATTGAACAATTGAAGTTCGCGAATAGTCGGCATAATGATCTCTAAGTATTGTAATTCAGGGCATCGACTAGCAAATGTTTGGGTTATATACATACCAACAGATTTGACTCGCATACGTTTAAGATTATTCATGTATGATACACCAAATGGTACATTGTGGTAAGTGCTGCTATTGGCAATAGATTCTTTACATGTGAATGTAACATCTATAGAGTCTAACCCAGAAGAGTCGAGCATACTTTGGAAATTATATCTGTAAGCGAGATTGGATGAACCGGGTGATTGAGGTTCAATTAAGCAATTGAACGATTGTTTAAATTCACCTCTCATACTCCTCGTATTACTAAACATATAGGATGCATTGGTAATATTGCGAATATCCATTCTAGGCAATGTTTTTATATTAGTGCAATCGTGGAACATATAATTCCCGTTCTTAATTTTACCAAATGTGGTATTATTGAGTGTTGCACCAGTACATTGGTAGAACATGTTTGGTGAGTCATCTAAATTACCAAATGTAAGATTATCAAATGTTGCTTGACGACAACCCGCAAACATATATGGAGCCGTAATCAATGACGTGAAGGAGATGTTATCTACTCCAGTAATTCGAGTACAGTCTTTACAGAATTCTGTACCGTCAACCAACTCATCGAATTTCTTACTAGGTAACTTAGTTAAACTACCACAACCAGAGAACATAGAACGTGCAGTCGTTACCTTCTCGGTTTTCAATGGTGGAATTTCTCTCAAGTTACTAGACAATGCGAACATGTATGATGTGTCTGTTAAATCACTAGTATCTAAGTTTACATCAATACTTGTCATTGTTTTGTACGTACTTGGATATACGTCTACCATACGGTAGAAGTCGCGGTTCAACTTAGTAGTTGTTTTACCACTAGCATTTGGATCACTAGTTGTATTATCATCAGAGTCACCCATATTACCAGTATCAGGATTGATATGAGGGAACTCGTAGTCATCATCCCAACCACCTGGGTCCACTGTACCAGCACCATCAACCAATTCAGTAACTTTACCCCAGATGACATTCTTAGTCATAGTAGGACGTTCTTTACTGATGATGAAGTTGCTGTATACAAGAATACCATCTTGGTTGATATCGATACCTTCGAAATCGGCCATGGATTCTTTCTTGATAGATAACCAAACACGATTCAAACGAGATTTAGGCACATGCCAACTCAATTGAATGAAGTCTTGGTATAGACGAATGGTTTCACTAATGATATCCCATTCTTCCCATTTACGTAAGTCCAATGGGCCTGTGATGTTATCCTCAATTGCTGTTAGGATAACCAATTCCCCTGTATCTGTTAGATATGGGATTTTGTCCCCTAAATGATAGGTTTTTGTTGGGTCATATTGATTAAGAATATAACGACCATCACCCATCAACGCGGAGTTGATTAATTGGTCTTTACCTAAACGAGTACTAAACTGTTTAGCTAAGTCCATTACCAATGTATATTTTACCATTTACTGTCACCTCCAACAATACCAATCAAGATATCATGTACAGCCACAGTATGTGTTTCTTTGTTGAAACGTTCTGGTAAGATCACCTTGAATTTATGAACACGAAGATAGTATTTATCTTCTGCAGTCTTTTCAGGGTAATCTGTATAATCAATCTTATAGGCTAATAAGTTGATTTGGTCAATTGGTTCATTGACCATGAATGTTTTGGAGTACGTACCACGAACCACATCAAATTCAATTTCAACTTTGATGTCAGATGCTGTAATAATCGCAGCGGATGTGGCACGTTCAAAATATTCGATACCGACATTGAAACGAACGGATGAGATTGGGTCTTTTCCATGAGGAATGACAATCCCATTTGCCATCATATTGTCAGAATCGATAACCGTACGCACTAGATTCTCATCTAGTGTCATTTTATATATCTTACCTAGTGTATTATCAGTCACCATACGTTGAGCAAATGCTTCGATATGTGCTTTTGTACGACCGATATATTCACTAGAAATCATGTATCCATCGGAGCCCATGATAGCAAATGTACCCGTTTCCTTTTGAGACATTAACTCTTCAGGAAAGGCGTGGTCTTTGTTACCAATACTCAATGGAGAAAAGCCAAGACCATATAGGTTCTTACCCATTTTTCTTGGTTTATTTGTATTTTCTCTAGGCAAGGTTACACCCTCCTTTATACTAATATCGATATTATATAGGTGTGTATATAATAACTTGTTCCGAGTCGTCAGAATAAGAAGATTAGGATAACCCTAATCTTCTTTTCATCTATTTCTTTTCACGGAATACGATAAGTAAGTCTGTATTAGTCACTAAATCATCGATTGTTGTTTCGAATTCATTAGTTGGTTTATTGATTCGTTGATAGTATGCTTTGATTTGCTTGTTAATATTAGGACCGATGGTAAATACATCTGGACCATCAAGATTAACGCCGTCATCATTCGTAATTGGTAACTTCTGACCGGTATACAAATCATAGATTTCGCATTTGTAGTTTACCATTGGGTTCTTTCTCTTATAGGAGATAGAACCTCTAGTGAATCGATTCTTAACTTTAATGATATCTAACGAGTGCCAATAATATGTATCCACTTCTCTATCAGGAGTTGATGCTGTGCCGTTGAATTGGATATCGAACACATTATTGATCGCATTGGTTTCATTGTTTGAATTCATATATACAGATAATGCCGCATTCGTACTATATAAATCTTCACCAAAATAGTACCCAGAATAATATGGTTCAATACGGAGAGATAATGTGTCAGTTGCCAAAACCTTGAACCTATTAGGGATTCTAAAAGATGATACGGTAGTTCGATTTGGATAATTGCTCTTGATTGGAGTAAATGAACCATCTACGTATTGGGTATATGATGATAGAGAAAACGATCTGAGGTCGATAGAATCTTTAGTTACACTATCAAGTACCGTTGTATTATCGGGTCCTATTAAGGATATCTTAAATCCATCCATACGTTTACCAATCCGTTTAGATAATCGTCTGATAGATCTTGGAGGTAGTATTGGTACACTGACTCCGGGGATACCGGCTGATAGCCCATATGGCATCTTAAATAACCGGTAGTCATTTGGGTCTTGTAATGAACTCGATAATGTAATAAGACTCTCTTTATCAACTATACCTAGATTTAGTATATTTTCAACAAGAGTCATATCCACTCTAATATCTTTAAACTTCAGTTTATTAAGTACATGGTATACCTCTTGGGTATTTTTCGAGTATCCGCATATTGGACTAACCATGTCCTTAATATAATCATATTTTGGATATGGTAATGCATTCAATACTCTATCAAATATGATTGGTACATATTTGTCACCGATCATTTCCAATGATAGAATTCGATTATCCACCCAGTCGTTCGTCAATGATCTAACCATACCATCAACAGTGGCGTCACTATCATAATAGTATTTGGAATAACCGAATGAGTGTATCAATCTACTTATCATCGAGTCATCAAACTCAATAATTTCATCAGTTAATGTATGTATTTTCATCGACTACCTCCTATAATTGCTTAGCAGTTAATCGAACTCTAATTTCAATATTAGTGAAACTTCTTGGTAGATAGTAATTATGATCAGGGAATGACTCCGCTGGATCTTGGTGATATACGGTTACACCGTCCACTATAATATCATACGATGCAATCTCTTGATATCGAATACCATTATTTTCAACAATTCGTACACCGTGACCAATACGGATATAGTTGGTTAAGCCACCTGCTATTTCAGCATCAGGTGTTAAAACAATATACGTACCATTTTGAGAAATCATAGAATCTCGTGTTGATTGCCATGGTGTTGTATTCCCACTAGTTTTTAACCAAATATGTCTAAATATATAACATCCAACGGAATTGATATATTTTGGATCGGATACATACGATTCCCAGAAACTACTATCTCGTCGAATCTTGGGATCAGATATTGTCACAATTTTTACCGTACCAGGGGATTGCCTATATTGGATTTCTGTCCCATTGATTAGTTCTCTTGGTCCAGATGGTGTATCAATGAATATCCCCGTACTGGCAGACTCAAGATCAAAACCTTTTGGTGCAGCAAATATATAACCACTACCAGACCCAGGCATATCAAGTATACTGTAAAAGTCACCGGATGGTCTGAATGAGTTTGTTGTAAATTCACCTAGATTAGCTCCATATGGAACTTCATATATTTCATCAAATTTATGGAATTTTAACATCTTCATATGTAAAACACCTCATTTATATTACAATAATACCGTCTATCAATACTAGTTTGTCAAAAAAAGAGTATATGCTTTACACATATACTCTTTTTCATTAGTGTCTATGAATATGACTTAGACACATAATACAGAATAAAATTGAGCTGAGTGACAGAGTTATGCTGAAAGAGCAAATGGATATATGTAACGCGTCCATAATCTATCACACTCCTTTACTAGACTAATAGACCATCTAATTCATATGCTTCAATATGATCATTATTACGAATAATATCACGTATCAAACGATATGTTATTACATAGTCCACACGTTTTTCAGTAAGATGAAGAGTACTACAATCAATTCTTATATTTTCTAATTCTCTGATTAATATATCCAGAACTCTATATATACGTGAGTCTGGAGTTATCTCTCTATAGTAAGTTGCTGTCTGAATCACAATGCGACATCTATCCATAACCCGATCAGCATCGATAATCGATACTGTGAAATTAGGATAGATGATATCATATTGTATCCACTCAAACTCTAAGTTTTCTATAATCGTTGATTCTTTTGCTATCCCTAAGGAACGAATAATTTGATCCAGACGAATAGCAATGTTGCATAGGTATGTCATTTTCATAGTCCTATTAATAAACTCCTTAGTAAAAAAAGAGGATAGCGATCGCTATCCTCTTACTCATTATCGATACATACGAATTGTATCCGTAATCGGATTTTCATACGCTGTTAAGTAAATATTGTGTACCAAATTCTTAATTCTATCGATAATAGCTATTTCTGGATCGTTGTTGATTCGAACTTTATCGAGTTGAATACTTCGAGTATATTCAATGATAGCATTGTTGAATCGAGATCCATTGATATCATCACCGATATCGATATAGGTATGTGCTTCGATAAGATGTTTATCTCGAACGTCATGGAAGTATAAACGAATTCCATCGATACTCTCATGTACCACAATGGTAATATCCCAAGATGATGTCCCTACATGTGCTTCTGTAGGAGTTAACCATTCACATTGGTTACTGTCATCATCTGATTGATTACATGAGTACATCATTTTCACATGTGCACGCTCATCAATTTCAAGATAGTTAATCAAATCTCGAAGATCAACTGCTATCTGACCTATACTCAATTTTTATTCACCTTCGTTCTGAATAACCTTATCATAATCAGTAATGATAAAATCGGATACCGTGTATTTTGTATCCAGACTAACCATGTTGAGTCTACGTGTAATTGTTCTTGTAATGAATTCGATTACCGCATTCATATACTTCTCTTTAAAAGTGAACATACGAACACAGAAGGCAATGGACCCATTCAAGTCTTCGATCAAATCGGTTTGCGGTGTAGAATTTACAACAGAGTGTGGTACATCTGCATGTACCAATACACTTTGTAGATCCCCTGAACGGATCATTTCATAGACTTCCTTAACAACCGCTAAGCTTGTTGCGTCAGATTTGTCGATTTTGAACATTACTACTTCTTGCACTTGTTTCATGATATTTGCTCCCTTACAAATAAAAATTATATCATAAATAATTGTAAACTCAATTATTACAGGTTATATGGGTATAGACATCTATACCCATATAGAGGTTAGTCAGCTTGTACGATGAACATCGCCATACCAACCACTTTGTCATTGTGCACTACGTCATAGAAACGAGGTTCTACGTTAGTAGGAATAATCACATCCGGGTTAGCATGTAACAATTTCACTTTATATGTATTATCAGCATTTGTGAGTAATAATTCATATGGTGTTGTGAAATGTTTACTTGTTTCTTTGGAAGGATATAAGACTACTCCCATATCTTTATCTCCCATATCAATCATCTTACATACGAAACTATCGTTTGTAAAGATAACTGGTTCAAAGATACATTTAGCAGAAATCACAGATCCTTCTGTTGTATCGGTCAAAAATTGATTGATACCTGGTAAATGTACAATGCGATCAATGTCACTATCAAACGTAGTAAACGTATGAGCTTTATCAGCAGTTACTAACGATAGCGGAGAGTGTTCCGTTTCAATTTCAGTTACATCTATAGATGCAGTTGGGATATTGAATGGAACTACTCGATGTTGGAATGGAACATTCTCTACGAAGATAGAACGACCTTTATCAACACTAGCTTGAGAGATGATATAGAAGCTACGCATAAGAGCTTTATCATATTCCTCTCTAAGGGATTTAGCTAGGTCGAATATGATTGGTTCGATACCTAGTTTGAATGTTTTCGTTAACACATAATCACGACTAGCGAGCGTGTATAAACGAGAACGACGAACAGTGAATTCACCTACAGGGATTACATCAGGTAACTCTGTTGGTAAGCCCAATTGGAATCGGGCGAAATCTCTATATAGTCGAGAAAACGTAATAGGACGTTTAGTCTTAGTCATATAGTAGATTCTCCTTTCTTCAAATTACTAGATTACACTAATGTCTGACTGATCTTGGTATAGTCGCTTAAAAAATATACGTAGATAACCGATTGGCTATCTACGTATATGGGTTGATATACTTATTTTTTGTTGGAGGACGTATATCATAAACATGAGCCAAGAAAGCTCTGTCATTATGGAAAACATGTACAAAATTGGCAAGAAATGTTGTTCCCTAATGACTTGTTATAATTTCCTCATACTCCTTTCGAACAATGACTCTACGATATCTCCCAAAATCTATCAATATGATAATATATGTTTCAATGACGCATAAGAAAATCCGATATAGGTGAATAACCTATATCGGATATAGTGATTACCAACGAGTCATCATATACAATGTTTGTACAGCTTCGTTCGTAGTCTTTCTTATATTATTACCATTTACTGATAAAATATTGGACGCTGCCAATAATTTCTTTTCTGCTTCTATATTTGCTTCTTGTGAGAATACGGATTTAACCGTAACTTGGTCACCGTCATAGTCCCCACCAATCGCAGCTAGGTATACGTTAGACATCTGTAATACTTCTACGAAGTTAATAGCAACTTTAGCTTTATCCATCTCTAAATCTACGAGTGGATAATACTTATATTCTTTACCGTTAACTAGTACGTGTGTAGTAGTGATCGTGGATGCTACGTGAACGCGATTTGGGAAAATACTTAAGTGGTCAGTGATAGGATATCGTGTGATGTAGACATGTTTGTCTTTCAAAATATCCTCTGCTGCTATATAGAATAGGTCAGTATATGTCATAACCCGCTCAGTTGTTTCATGAGTCTTGGGGTCTGTGATAGGAATTAATAATGGCTCAGCACTACCATCATCGAATTCGATTGTAATTGGATCAAATCGACTTGTATAGTTGAAGATGAATGTTGTCATCATCTTATTGATTTTTTCATCATTGAACTGAGTAGCCGGTTCCTTAACTTTTACATATCTAATCTTACCTTTAGCATCTCTAACAGGTTTCTTTAATCCTAGTGCATCAATATGGTTAACTAGGAAGTTTTGTACCCATCCAACAAAGAATGGGGCAAATGTAGAAATACAATGAGAGAGCGGTAATGCACAATGGTAGAAATCAACAGGCATCTCAGAGGCTTTATTGGTTGTATATTGAGGTGCCGAGATAACTAACCGAGAACAATAGTCATCAGATTTACCCAATACAGCTTGTCGAATTAGACCATGTTTCTTTTCGATACGAGCTTTAAAGTAATCGTACACTACCACGATTTGTCTTTGAATCTCTAATCGAGTCCCATGTAAGGTAATGGCAAAGTTACCTTGGGTTAACATAGAGGCTAAACGAATGAGCTTTTGGTAAGGACCATTGATTTCATGCACAGATGGTTTCTTAGAATCTGTATTTTGTAAATTAATATCTCTATAAAATGCTGGGCAAACGATTTGTTTGCTCATAAATACTTCATCGCGAGTGAAGTGTTTGAATAAAGCGATTTTCTCGCTACGGACCTTCGAATCATTTTCTTTGAACTTGATTCGGTTCCAATTCTTATATAAGAATTCGATACCCGTATCACCATTCTCAGGGTCTTCTACTAAGTATCCATCTTTATCGACGGAGTAATAGACCATACCTGAAATCAGTTGATCGAGTTTAGTAAAAATACGTTTAAGTGTCTTATAGGCAAGCGGTTGTAGAAAGTGTCCGTTCAAATCAATATATGCGAACGTAACTTTACGCTTGCTAGGACTCGTCCCAAAAATTTCAGTAGATAACAACCCATCGGGAGAAGGAACATACCCACGTTCCAATAGGATTGGATTCGTGATTTGTTGAAGGTTGTTAACTTGGACAAACTTATCTACGTTCATTAATACGATTTTCAAAGGATCACCTCTAAATATCTTTAATACTTACAATAATTGTACCTTCATCATCCTCATGTACAGTGGAGTCGAAGTGTTTACATAGATAACAGGATTGGAAGTTCTCTTCAATCTCTTGACGAATATCCATATCCACATCAACGTTTAATGTGATGTATACGTCTAAACGACGGCGTGTCGGAATGCAATATACATCATCAATGAATTCAATGATATCATCATTCTCGATAATATTATAAAAGTACACAAACTTTCGATAGTGGTTTTCCAATAACTCTTCAAAGATAGAGCAATCGGCAATCGTATGATCTGTCAAACGGTTGAATACCACAATACGGTCTTTCACCATAATTATACTTAGACCTCCGTATGTGATTGGTTTGTTTTTAATAGTTTACCGTCCAAAGCGATGAATCATATACGGATAGGAAAGTTAACGGGAGCGATTCATTTCACGTTCCCGTTTGCGATCTAGTTCTTTTTGGCGTTTCTCATCTTCCTTCTGTTCACGAAGTTTCCGATCTACGCGTATATCTCGACGAAGACGAAGTTCTTTTAATGACATAGATTCGAGTGCGGTTATATCCCCATACTCCCCTTTAAAAAGCTCTGCAGTCTCATCGATCAATTCATAGAACTTCTTTATCCGATCTGAGTATTCAGTCTCTGTTGGACTCTCAGAAAAACAATGCGGTCTAAGTCCATATTGTATTCACCATAATCGTGTTTACATGTAGGACATACGACGTGAGAGAAGCCAAAGCTAATGCTATAGCGTCCATTCAAACGTTCGAGGTAGCTAAGTATTAATCGGTTTTGGTATTCGTTCATGCTATTAAGAGTTTGAACGATTTTGTTTAAGTCAGTGATTTCATAGTATTCATAATCATCACTATCTTCAGCATCATAGTCTGGTACATAGATAGCTTGTACACTATGTGCTACAACGATAGAAGCTTGGTTCTCTTCAGTCAATAAAGAAGGATCGAGTTTATTGTATAAACGTTCGATAGTGTCTTTAGCTGTTAAGAAACCAAAGTCGATGATAATACCGGAGTCATCATCAAATGCCAAACGATAGGTTTGGTTGATAGGTGCTTTTGCATGTACTTCTTTAGCTTTATTAAGAATAGCTGCACTATTGATGATTTCGGACATAGCTTGACTTTGTTCTTCAGTAACCAAGTCAGTACGAATCAATTGTTTGTTTTTGTACTTGATTTCGAAGTCAGCTACTTTATTTTTCACGCAAGATTCTGTTTTACATGTGAATGTAATAGCATCTTCTTCTGGATAGGAAGAGCATAGTAACCCATAAATGAAATTATTATAGTCACTGAATGCCGTATTAGCCAAGAAGTCATCAAATGTTTCAAAGTCACCAATGGACACTTGTTTCAATTTATCATAAATCAAGGACCATTTTTCTAATACAGAGTTAGCTGTATCAGTACCAGGGGCTTGTGTTAATTTGATAGCCTCAATCGCAGAGATATTACCCATACGACATGTATAGCCAGAAGCCAATGCAATCACTGGAGACAGAGATTTATCAAAGGATTTCTTAATCACTTTGAAATCATCTTCTGCACTTAATTTCTTTTTGATTTTAAGGGTTTGAAGTTTCTTTTCAGATACTTCTACCAATTTAATACGTTTCGCTTTTTCGATACGTTTTTGTTCTTCTTCAGTAAAGATGATGTCACCCATACCAGATTTGTCAATGATAACGGTAACTTCTTCAGGAGTTGCCATTTTATCACTAGCAACCGCAGGGATTTCTTTACCACCTTTTGTGATTTCCATGAATTTTTCATGTTCAGCTTTGATCTGTTCATCTAATTCACTTAATGTATTTTGAACACCTTCGACACGGTCTTTGTTAGCCATAGGACCAACTTTGTAAGATGTGTCTTCTTTAGGTTGTGGCGTGTCAATAATCATACCAGGACCTTCATAGTCCGCAGTATCATGTGCATCCACAGCAGAATCGAATTCATCATCGCTGATAATCAAACCATCAGTATCGATAGATGTACCTTCATGCATAGGAGCATTCATAACACTTTCAGGAATTTCAGGGTCAGTCAATGGTGTTGCCTGATTCTTCAATTCGTCAAAATTTAGAGTGTTTTCTTCGCTCATGATAATCCTCCAAAGAAAAATAAATTACATGCCCCTTGGGACATTGATCAACTTAGGTTTCTCAACCTTAAGTCGCGTGTTAATAATTTCTCCACCGTCTTGTAGCATTGCTATGGATATTTTCTTTAAATCCCCTGCTACAGAGATATCGATGAATAATACATATCCAGATGCAATCTTAACGGTAGAAATACTGATATCTTGTATTGGAACATGCTCTATATAAGTATCACACTGTTGCTGTATCGTATTCTTCAAGTCACCTGCTGTTAATACATCTAAGTCAGCAAATCGGTAAGAAGATATATCAATACCCATATCAGGGATAGTCGGATACGTTCCTTTACGCATAAACAAAAGTCGCTGAATCAACCGTGCATAGGCATCGGCCCCTCTCAGGACTTTTTGGTTATGGAAATCATCCAATGAGAAATCTAATTCAGCAATTTCTGTTGCCATATTTCCACCACCTTTACAATATTGTATCTAGGCATACGTTTTTAAGATATTTAGCGTTTTTCACATGTGATATATACGGTTTTATCATTATTATTACGAGTAATAGACGTGATTATATATCCATGTTCTATAATCATATTGAGTTCTTCTGTATCAGCACTTGGTAAATTGATAGTGACGATAGTTCCGGGTGGAACATCTTGGTTCAATTGTATATGTGTATACTCATGCATTCGTGTAGATGCCTTATACCCATCATATATACTATATGGTACCCCAATACATACTACGAACAGTATCAGTACCAGCATAAATTGTATACCATCTTCAAGTTGTGATAAATCTTTATATACCCCTTTAATATTCATAGGAACCTCCAAAAAAAAATAAGAGGGGAATAAACCCCTCTTAGATTATCTAAACCCAACACGTGTTTCTGATAGAGTTAGATTAGCATCGGCTGGATAGTCATCTTTCGTAATCGTTTTCACTCGTTCATTGGTTACATTCTCAATATTCATAATATTGGAAGAATGTGCTACGATAGCACGTTGGAATACGTCACGCACATAACGACCATTACCGAATTCTTTCTTATTCATATCAGAGTTCATATGGGCTTTAAATTCATCGATGAAATCATCATCAAGAGAGAACTTATATTCTTCAGCATTCAATCTGAGAATATCTAACAATTGCTCTGTCGTATAGTCTTTAAACTGTAAGTTATAGCTGATACGAGAGCGTAACCCTGGATTCATATTAAGTAACGTATCCATAGGTTTACCATACCCTGCGAAGATAACAATCGTATCTTCACGGTAGTCTTCTAGTAGTTGTACGATCGTATTAATCGCTTCTCTACCATAATCTGATTCGTGTGTGGATACGAGGGAATACGCTTCATCAATAAAGATGACGCCACCTCTACCACGTTCAAAGCATTTTACAACTTTATCAGCAGTGTGACCTACATATTGACCGATTAAGTCAGCTCTACCAAGTTCCGTATATTTATTGGTTTTAATCAAGCCTTCTTTAGCAAATATAGATGCACAGAGTCTACCGACTGTTGTTTTAGCTGTACCCGGATTGCCATAGAATACCATATGGAAGTATTTATCGAATGGTTTGATACCTAATTCCTTATACTTCTTATTAGCTCTTACAACAGACACGATATCTTTAAGTGTTTTCTTAACATCATCAAGACCAATAAGAGCATCTAGTCTATCCATCGCATCGTTTTGGATAGGTTCTGCTTTACTTTGTACCAGTGTGTCATAACCGCTGGTATCAACGGTAGATGTATTCGATTTGAATATTTTACCCAATAAATGCTTAATAGAGGATGAACTAGAAGATGATTCATCAGCTTGAGTAGTTGGCAAGTCATCAAATCCAACCGTACTATTAGATTCTTTAAGGAACTTATATAAGTCTTGATTATCAGTGTATTGGAGCATCGTCAACCGAATATCATTATGATGACAGACTTCACGTACTTTCATATCGGTAACAAGCGTTTCATCATTTGGTGTTTCAATGAGTATCGGCTCATAAAAATTCATACCATATTCAGTCGCTTTGATAGCGTAGGTATCTTCAATATATTCATTCGCTAATGCAATAGGAATATCTTCACCAATATAGGTAAACACTCGACCTTTTGAATAGGCACCGAATCGATTTGGTGAGAATCGAGCTATACTTTCTTCTAATGTGGTCATATCCTTGAATATACTACTTGGTATATTAGATGGCGTATCCATCCAGTTAATACAGATACATGAACGTTGTGATAGTTTTTGTAAGAATGGACTGAGCATTCGTATACCCAATTGCATATCATCCATAACGATATACAGGTTCATATAGTTAACAGAACGAATCAGTTCATCAATATCAAGTCCTGGATTATGAATCATATCAGAACGAATCACAACGTAATTCATCGTAGGGATTATACCTCTACGGGCTAATCGAGTTAGATGATAACGAAATAGCCGTTCACCATCAACGGAACTAATATTCCGTATTTCTAAATTGAATGGACATGATGGAAGTTTAGGATATGTGTATTGAAATCCTTCCACTTCATCAATCGTATCAATTACATGATTGACCTTATGTAATAATAGGTCATAATATGGGTTTGATTCAGTATCCAAACAATTTATCGACTTAGTTCGATAATGGCCATTATCATAACCGAATGTGCAATAGTACTCTAAGTCTCGAATAAGTTTATTCATATCAACCACGTCAGCTTCTGTGATTTTATTTTCATCAATTTCTTGTTTAATGCGAGTCTTATATCTGGTAAGTTCTTGACGTGTGATAAGAATGTAACTATTATAATTAATAGCCGATACTTTACTTAATTCATCACTCATATCGAATAGAATATCATAATCTGTAATGTTCTTAACTGATTCAGCTAATGAACCAATAGCGATATTCCTAACTTGATTTTGTATATCTTCTAATGAAGTACAGTTGATTACAATAACAGGAATTAAGAATCGTCTAGCATAAATTCCATTTACTTCAACCGGTTCATTTTCTTCTTGAACCAATATAGGGAAACTTGGAACAATGGTCGTGTTAATATCATCTCCATTGGCGTTAATTACTTCTAAGTAATTGATAATTCCTGTTGCATAGGCATTTGCCTCATAGATAGGAACTTCTTTTAAATCTAATTTTTCATCGGTGTTCTCGTTCTTACGGACACCTACGGTTGCTTCTACAACGTAAGTTAACATTATTTTCCTCCTTAATAATATAAAGTGTATAAGTATACGTGTATATAATATATACTTATAAAAAGAAAAGGTAATGGATACCTTTTCTTTTTATTTTACTCTTCTATATACGACCAATGAGCGGTCTTTAGGTAGATTTGATATAGTAACTAATTCATACCCATACGCTAACGCCGTGTCTATATCATCTTTAGTGAGATGAATGTATTCCATTGTAAGCTGTGAACCAACTGGAACATCATTTGATTGTAGTTGGCTGATAATAGATACTCTATCTTGTGGGATAGTAAAATTGGTATAATAGTAACAGCCAGCAAAGATAGAACCCCATAGAATAGTAATAACTAATAAGATTTGCCATATATCCCAATTCGATGGGTCCCATTTATTGTATTTATAGTTCTTACCATAGCGTGATATAACATCCATGATATAGTTCCTCCTTATAAAATAACTATTATGTAGTCTAATCTATAATGAGAACTAACTAATAACTAGACTGGTACAACGACAGTCGTTGTACCAGTATTATTGAAATAGAAAGGTAGCTGAACAATGTATATTACAAGTAATGAAATCATGATAGAGTCTGTCGAAATCGATTTATTAGTGACCGAGGGATTAGCCGATAAAGCAAAGAATACTGTAGATAAAGTAATCAAACGTATTCGTGAGCTAATTAATAAAATCATCAATTTTATTAAGGGTAAATTATCCAAGCAAACAAAACAGACCGAAGAAGTTATTAAAGTAGTTGAAAAGAAGGTTGAAGCTAAAGAAATTGAACCCGAACCAACTAAACCTATAAAAACATTAGATATTAAAAAAACACAAAACTTACAAAGTGCTATTGAGGTATTACTAGATTCGGTCTTTAGAGCATCATCTCCAATAACATCCGATGTTAACGGTGATATAGAAATGGTTACCGAAGATCTTGAAAAACTAAAGGAACTTAATGCGAAATATGCGGGTCAACTTATCATTAATTATACAGGCGATATTATGGATCTAGTACATGCAATGAAGAAGCTTAATTTTAATGCTGAACTTAACCTAAAAATGATCACTCAAGTAGAAGATAAGATCGCTAAAAAGATGGATCGGTTAAAAACAGATCTTCCAGACAATACTGCTGAAATGTTCAAGTTAATTAACCTGTTACAAGCATCGGTGTCATTTGCAACTCACTTGAATAATATTATCATATCTAGTATCAGTACGACCTTCTTACAAATCGATAACTAAAAGAAATAGAGAATACCATAAGGTATTCTCTATTATTACTGTTTTTATACAGTGAATGTAACTTTGGTATTAACGGTTTGACCGCCACCAGATTTACGAGAGTAAAGATGGAATAGGATTTCTTTAAATTCGCTAACGTTTGTAACAGTAGCTTTGAATACACGGCTACCACCTTCATTTGTTACTGTATCAGGGAACTCAACAACATCACCGTTTACCTTTTTACCAAATACAGATAGTTTAGCACGGCTATCTTCTTGGTTTGTATAATAGTTTTGGCATTCGATATTTAATGTATCGCCTTGAAGTGTTGGGTTGTCTAATTTGATACGTTCCATGTAGTTAGCATAACCTTCGGAAGCTGCGGAACTTTCAACAACTGTTTCACCACTCTTAGCTTCACCGTCAACATTAGTACCACTAATAGTACAAACTTCTTTAATGATATTTTTAAGACGTTTACTGTTAACGATAGTTGTAGGATAGTCAGGAGTACGATCTGCTACTTCATCAGCACCATCGATCCAGTTACGGATATCAGTAAGTACAGCATCGAAGCTATCGAATTCCATCCAAGTATCTGGAACGAAATTAGTTAATTCCATGTATGTATCACTACAGATTGGGTTACCTCTAGTGAACAATTTAGCTTTGTTATCACCTGTGAATTTAAGACGATCTCTAACAGTTTCACTATCAACTGGGAAAACAACACCAGTACTAGCACTGAAGAATGCGATGGTGTCGAACTCTGTTACTGTACCGGAACCATCCATGGAAAGATCATGGAATGTGGAGAAGGACTCGCCATCATTTAATAATTCCTTAGGCATAATAGATGGATCACACTCTTCAAGATGAAGTGGAATAGTTGTACCATCATCATTTGTAACCGCTTGCGGTGCAGGAAGTTGTACTCCCACAGGAACTTGATGGATTACTGGTGCGTACTCGATTCGATCACCTACGATACGACAGTATAAACGAACTAAGCCTTTATATGGATTATCCAAAATATCATATGGTTGAGAATCAGAACCTAGATGCACTCTATAATATTTAGCTGTTTTGGTATTACCAGTAGCTTCGCTTACATAGAGTTGAACTTTCTTTTGTATAGTCATTATATGATTTCCTTTCTATGGAATAATTAATATAGTAATTAAAAGATTGTCATTTATTACTATAGCGGAAAAATAAAGAGAATACCAATGGGTATTCTCTTTATCTATTATTCTGTAATAGGAGTTACGGTACCATCTGGATTTAATTGAACGGCGCCGCTGCCAGCAGCAGCAATGTCTTCTGGATTGTATGTGATTGTGCCTTCATCTTCACTTACAGCGGAACGATCATCGCCAGAAACAGGTGTTACAGGAATAGTTGTAGGTTCTACCCCACCCGCAGTAGGATCTTCAGTTAAAGATACGCTACGAGTTTCTAGGATATGTCCTTCTTTATTCTCAACCACTTCTTCGGCTAAGATATCCACTTCAACACCATATTTCTTAGGATCTACTTCACCCACTGGGCTGATGTCGATAATTTTGAAATCGTGTTCTTTATATAATCTAGGAACATCGATTGTTACCAAACGAGTTTCACCTGGTTCCAATAGGTAGTCTGTATGAAGTACTTCGCCATTTTGTTTAGTCATTGAATGACGTACAGTACCTTCACAGTTCGTAGAATTGTTAGTGAATTTAATGGACTTAATATATTTCACAGTTTCAGTAGCTACATCAACTGTGGAACGGATGGACTCTGTATGAGTACCATCTTTTAATTTCAACAATACGGATGTTAAGGAGTTAGTATCTAAGTTTAATTCAGGATTTACTTTAGGGTCATTCACAACGAATAACATGGAACCTACACCTAAACCATCAGTATTAGGAGGAATTTGGCCATCTTTGATAGTCTTAGTTAATGCTAAGGATTTTTTAGCAGCGAAAGAATTTTCTTTCAATTTATCCAATACTGCTAAGTTAGCATGTGTATGGTCTTGTTCAACCATTTGGTCGATAGACGTTACGGAAGATGCTGGTTTATTTTGTAAAGTTTCCCAAGAGCCGGATTGTACTTCAGCAGATAATGTGTTGGCAATCTCAACGTATTGACCTTCACCTTTTGTTTGGTACATAGCCCAGGAATGTTCACCTGTTACAACAAAACAAGTGCGACCAGCAGGGATTGTAGGAAGAGCTGTTGTAAATGCTTCAACAGATTCGAAGTCTAAGATGACGTTTTGTTTACGATCACCTAGTTTAGCAACAGGAACTTTACCGTCTGCATCTAAGGTAACTGTTTTTACAAGAAGAGCACGGTCAGCTGTAGAGACATGGATATCATTATTTTCCACATGTTCTTTAACTGTAGCTACTTGTTCTACTACCGTTTTAGGTAGAGCGACTGTAAAACCAGTTCCGTTATAGCGACGGATTGTGATTAAATTAGTCATTTGATAATCACCTTTCTATATACGTATATAAAATATATTGTTACCAAATAATCCAGAATCTACAGAAACATAGATTCCGGATTTCTATTATTTAATAGTTCTTATTATTTTATGCTTTAGTGAGTGGATTATATCATCGGCCAAGCTTGTAACGTATATTAACAACTATCAATAATAGAGAATAGAGAAATAGAGGAATGGGTAATCCCATTCCTCTATCTAATGTCTTTTATTGTTTCTTTTGTACAGCACGTACCGTAATACCGATCAACCCTTGTATTAAGTTTAATCGACGTGTTAAATCCATTAAGCTATGTTCAACTACAGATAAGTTGTTAACCAACGGGGATAGATTTTCTTCTTGTCCCTTATTCTTGATAGCGTTAATAGCGGCATCTAACTTATCAATACTATTTAACATCTTTCCACTAGCATCCATGATAATGTTATTCATTTTTGTTAGCTTTACAATATTTACATCATTTGGTTTCTTGTATTTGACCATCAAGTCATCTCGATACTTAGCGAAGATATTATCACATTTATCGATTTCTTCACGATAGTCCTCAATACTAACCTTAGCATTATCGGATACAAGAGAGTAGATAACTTTATCCGCTTCTTGTTGGGTACGAATAACTGATTCTACAATCATTAGAGCTACACTGAGGTTCAGTACTTTAAGATCAGATGTGGTATTCGCATCGATAGTAAGAGGCTTATCACCTTTAATCTTACTAAGTAACTTCTCAATCGCTTTAGATCCACCTTGAATCTTGTCTTTAATAAAGTTAACGATTCGTTTCAATAACTCTTTTAATTTCTTAATCGCGGTTTCGATTAACTTTTTAGAACCACTCACGATACCTTCCGTTACCACCAACTGGACATCATGGGATTCAATTAGTAATTCATTCATATGGAAACTCCTTCTTACATTATTTTTTCTCTTATCGTTTTAATAGATTGGTTGAATTTAGGTGTTAGTGTGGATAGATTTCCACATAAGAGCATAATTGCATTTTGAAGTTCTAGGATAGTATTAACTAACTTAGTGTCTATTGTATCAGAATTCTTTTTACAAATATTAGCAATTTTAATAATATCATTAGTATATGATTTACATCTAATATTAACTTCTCTAATAGATGTTATCAGATTACTGATTTGATCCAATACTTCCACGCCTTCATGATGATATGGTTTCATAAGTCTTCTATCTTTATCTCTAAATATACCATTAATCTTTTTAGTAATAGTAAAAAAGTCCTCTGCCAATGAAGGGATTTCTTCTTTTCTACTATGATAATAAGCCCTAAGGGCGTCTCCAAACACATCTAATGCTGCATCGCTATCTCTAACAATCATCTCTGCCACTTTGATAATAACAATTCGGTCACTTTGATTATTCGCTACTGTTTCTGGTTGTGTTTGGGTTGGAGTGGTTTCTTTATACAGTCTTTTAACTTTAGCAATTAATTGTTCAGTTACATCAAGACCCTTAGTAAGTTTATCATTTAAAAAAGATATAAACTTTTTACATAACTCAACGATTTTATCTATGACTTTCTTAACAGTTTTCTTAGTAGTATCAATAAAACCCTCAACCAATATAAGTTGGGTATCCATCGATTCTAATACTAAGTCATGTATATTAGTCTCCATAATATAATCCTTTCTTATAAAAACTGGAAAGAGTCTGACCAGACTCTTTCCAGACTATTAATAAATAGTTCGTATGATTAATCTTCCCATTTCCAGCTATGGAATGGAGATACTCGCATAGCTAACATTGCTTTTGTAGTACGACCTCGTTCTAAGGATGGGTTTACTTTCCAACCAATGTAGATATCGAAATCAAACTTCTTACCGAAGCAATACCATGGAATCTCAAACTTAAGTGCAAAGTATCCACCTTTTACATGATTTACGTTCAATATAGGAACACCGGTATTGTCTTTCATCCATGTGGTATATTCAGCATCTGCTTCATACACAACACGTTCATGACGTGTATTGGTGATTACTTCCATATTATCTGTATTATAATTAATACCAGATACTTCATAAGAGTATCCATAGGCACAGTTTCGATTTAACCAAAGTAACCGACAGAAGTATCGTTGAATACGTTCTTTGATGGTAAAGTTATCATCAAGAATATCAACATGACCAGGGATTAATGTACCGTCATCTTTCTTAACTTCATAATGGTATTTATAATGTTTATTGAAGTCATATCGGAAGAACTTAGGAACTACTCCTTCGGTAATCATCCATTCTACATCAAGGCAATTATCATATGTTTGCCAATAGCGTAGTTTATGTGGTAGGTTACCATACTTATCAGCGAATAGTACTACAATCGGATTCGTTAAGTACGCAATCACGTTAAATAGGATATCTTTAAATGCAGTCCAGACCCATTTCCATGTAATCAAATGGAGATAGGGGAAGACTTTCTCTTGTAATTGTTTAATAAGTCCAGCCATATATTTCCTTTCTATTGCCAATGTTTACTAATAGCAGATGTAAGTACCGTAATATTCCCAATACAAACATCTGTTGATTTAATTAATAGTTCAATAGAACGGATAGAGTCTTTGAAGCGGTCAACTTGGTTAGGGAGATTATTCCCTAATCCAGTATAGTCATCACTATGAGTAGATACATCATTGATATATGTATCGAGTAGTTTAGTTTGCTTCTCAATATAGTTAGAAAGCTTTTTAATCATAGAAGCTAAGGTATTCGACAGTTTACGATGAGTATCTATAATCATTTGTAAGAATGGCTGTAACCCCTGTATACTAATAGGTTTATAGTCATCAATCCCACTAAGTAAATCTTTCGTTGTTAGAATCGTATACTTGGATGTGATAGAATCGTTTAATTCTTCTACAATAGCAGCGTCGATTAAATCCTTAGTTGTTATCATAGAACATATGCTAGACATTCGATCCATAATCGTTTTAGATGTATCAACGATGCGAGTATATACATCTCGATTGATAATGAAGTCTTTATGATGTTTCGACTCATCTACTTTTGAAACTGTATCGACTAAATCATTCATAGTATTGGCTAGTTTACCGGTTGTTAGTGTATATAACCGTTTCAATGCGGATAGTTGTTTATGTAGACGACTTATGTAGTCATCTTTAGCGATATATTTATAATTCTCTTCATGGTATAGAGTCAGTAGAGCACGGTCTATAGCAATAGTATAAGTATTCATAATAGCCTCCAATAAAAAAAGAAGAATACACCGAATGGATGTATTCTTCTATGTGTATTACTAAGTAGTCAATACTATTCAGTCTTAGAGAAAATCATGGTATCAACTTTAGCATCTAGTGTAGTCAGTTCCCCATCATTACAAGTTTTTACTTGTTGAATAGAGTTCTTATTAACAAATCGACCATCGGCAATCGTAGCCAAGGTATTCAAATTCTCATGGGTATGAGAATCAGTTACCATTGTATCAATCGCTTCAGCTGTTTGATTAAACCCTTTAATCGTAGCCAATGATATACTCATATCCAACATAGTAGAGTCGGATACTTTATATTGGATAGTACCATACGCATCTTTATGAACTAAGTACATAGCCCAGCCATGATCAACGGTAATATCGCCTGTAGCATCCAATACCATAATCATCGCATCTTTAGGTTGATTATCGGAATCATCTAACATTGCTTGATATGTTGGATACTCTAACACAGTTCTAGGAACATGTACTGGGACATAACCATTTTCATTAATCGTTGCTAATGTGCGAAGCGCCGTTTTAAATTCATTAGTAACATGAATTCCATCATTCGCTTCATGATGATTCCACCCTTGCACTTGCTCTATAACAGTTTTAGGACATGTTACGGTAAAGGTTGTACCATTATACCGTTTCATTTCCATAGTGATTGTTTTCATATACGATCACCACCCATTATAGAGTATCGACTAATCTAAACAACCCTTGAAGGTTATTGAAGTTGGAAGCGTAGAAGATTTTAGCATAGCCTTTATTATCTTCGCTTTCAGCAATATACTTTCTTAAGCCACTAAGTGTTTGTGAGCCTTGACTGTTTAGATACACGTCAACATAATTTCCATTTTGTTCTAGGAGGAATGAGAATGAGCCCCCATTTAAACTCAATGGTTGTGTGATGAACTCGATATTTCGCCCAATTTCAGTAAGCTTAGTAATATCCATTTTAGCAATAGGTATAGTTGCATCTTTGATGTGCGTTTCACTTGCGCTACCACCATCCAATGTTTTAAATCTAACAAGCATTGTTATCATAGATCCAGCAGATAGATATACTTTTAATTCCACATCACTCGCAGTGAACTGATGAGAACTTGATTCCAAATCAAAATTATCAAAATTAATAGTCACAGGAAACTCAGTCGCTGCGATAAATGGTGGAACAGAAACGCCTATTTGAGGAGCTGGGGTAGGAGCGGAACTCTTTACAGCTTCTTTAGCAGCTTCTACCGCCGATTGAATTTGTTCATTTGCATCAAAGATTTCAACGAGTTCTTTAGAACCATCAGAAGATTCATTGACAACATAAATCTTTTTCAATTTATTGATTGTATTTGCCATTAAATTAAACTCCTTTCTATCAAAAAAATAGAAGAGAAATATCGGACGATATATCTCTTCTATTCTATATGAGTTTCGTTCGTATCATATACGCTAGGGTATATCGATTATAGAATTGTTATTCTATAGGGATTATGTGTATATAAGGCGATACTTAATGTCGCTAATATGTGGACCGAGAAGTCTAGCAACAAAGTTAACCAATTCAATGGATGATGGTTTAAGGTCTTTACTGAGCGTGCTTACACCAATGGAGCGTAAATCAATACAGAGCACACCTTCTTCGAATGAGTCTACGATATGAACGGATAAGGTTTCTAAGTTAATCTGATTTGGATTCTCAAATTCCTTGCCCATAATCAATCGATAGGTATGATCAAAGAATGGTGTTGCCAACATCATCAGGATCTGACGAATGGATTCGTCACTGATGGTGGATTTCTTCTCCATCATTAATCGAATACGATACGTCATATTCGATTTCTTAGTACAGCGACATAGATTCTCTAATGGGATACCCAATGTATCAGCTAGTCGAATGGCTTTATCATGACCAATAATTCCGACCAAATTGTTGTAACTATAGAGAGAATGTTTACCAATACCAGATTTCTTACTGAGGTCAACATACTTCAGATTGTTCTCAAATACCATGTACTTGAGATTATTAGCTAGGTTAAGTTGCATAGTTTTCTTATCCATCTTATTCCCCCATAGCATTCAAATATTCAATTACAGATTCTGGTTTTAGTATTAATGGTGCTTTATCATCAAAGGTAGGATATATACGGAAGACGAAGTCGTTATCTTGATATTCTAACGTGTAATATTGGCCAGTCAATGTCACGTAGAATCCGACACCATCATCACTAAGGAATGGACAACATATGGATCCATACCGACGATATACATCTTCCATCCATTCAGTCATAGATGTATATTCGAATATACCTAATCCTTTGCGGATAATATAGATATCAAAGATTTCAGTGATATCCATATTCCGAGATAGAATCATTTGGAATGTATCGCTGATAATGACTACGTTTACAGTTCGACCATTTACTGGCGTAATTGTAACCGAATCACCGAATTTAGTCTTACACTGAACAAACTTTTGGTTTGTTACAATACTATGAATTAACGTATCTTCAAATAACGTTAAGTAATTTAAAATACCCAGTGTATCACCAATGAAATCTTCAATCGTATCTACCGTGCTATGAGAGAATGGGATAGTAATTTCAGGAACATAGTCATCTGACCCATTTTCTTCAGACATAATAGGTTCACTAATCACTTCATTGGTAGACACAATATCATCAGACTGCTTACATGACTCGAACACTTGTTCAGTGAAGCATTCGAAGTCAACAAATTTCTTGAACTTACCATTCTTATAGTAGGCTACAGGGTAGTTCTGTAATGATTCCATAGTAAAAAGATCACTGAATTTAACTTTGAATTCGATTTCTTTGCCTTCAAAGTGGGAAGTGTCTTTAACGGGACGTACGTCAACCAGAGAACCCGGCAGGAATGCGCGGATGCTGTTGATCATAACGGTCAGGCCGCCTTTGACTTTG